CATCAAGATCACTAGTAAATGCACCACCAACAGAACCTGTTAACCAAGACTTCATTCTTCTATCATCAGTTTGTGAAGCTCTATATCTTACATGTAAGAAAGGTCTTCGGATGTTAGTTCCTAAAATTTGGTCATAAACAGTTGTAGTACCAGCTGGAATTAAAACTCCTTCAATTGAGTTTGGTCCTACCATCGCGCCTCTTGTAGAAGCATCGTTTAAGTATTTCCAATCTGTTTTATAGAAGTCATATGAACCTCTTCTGAAACCACTAAAACCTAAGTTTAATGCCATTTCTTCAGAGTTTTCAAATAATCCATAAGCAGTACCACCTGATGATCCAGATGAAATAGCAGCAAGCATATCATCAAAATCAAGAGCAGTTTGTCTGTCTAAGAATAACATGTTCTCTTCAATTGCGCCTTGAGTGTCTAAGTTTCTAAGGATATCATCAAAATCAGTGATACCTGTTGCAGCAGCGAAACCAACTTGTACATTACCTCTATCTTCGATAGCAGCAAATAAACCTTGTGTTCCTTTTAAGTTTTGCAGCAATTGCACCCCCTGTGTTTAATTCACCTTCTACGCACATCATTTCTAAATAGTCCTCAAATCTTAGTCTAGTTTCAGACTCAGCTTTTAGATACCATAAGTATCCTCCAGTTCCGTCTTCAGTTGAAACTTCAACCCAACCAATCTGTGCAGTATCAGAACCGTTTACTACGTATTTATTTCTGATAATTACAGGTAAGTTAGAGAATTGAGTAAATGCTGGATCAACACTAATATAACCATTAGCAGGTGCACCAGCACCAGCTGTGTTATTAGGAGTAGTAGATCCTTTAACATATTCAGAACCATAGACGAATATTTTTACTAGTCCAACTAAACCAGCAGCAGCAATAGTTGCAGCAGTATAAGGTTCAGCAGTAACAGTACCAACACCGGCACCACCTGGAGTAGAAGCAGATACGTAACATTTTACTTCGTTTCCAAAGTCGTCCATAACTACTATTGTTGCTCCTGGAGATATAACGTTGATCGCGTCGGCAGGAGTACCTGTCCAGTTGATCACGTTAGCACCAGCTAATGTAAGTCCGTCATATGCAATATGTAATCTATTTTGTTCAGACCAGATTACTTGGTCACTTGTCATTGGAAGCTCTGCTCCAACCATTCTTAAGAATCCTGATAAGGTTCTGTTACCATATCTTTCAACTTCAGCTTCGTAGATCTCTGGTAAATACTGTTGCGCAAATGATGTAAAATCAGCTGCAGCAGGATCAGTCCACTGTAAATAGTTAGATTGTAAGACTTCCTGTACTTGACTCGGTACGATCGAGCCAAACTGTGGGTTTAAAGCCATAATTCTAAATTTTAATTATTAAATGTTCGTTTTTGATTTTCAATTTTGATGAATCTGCTCCACTAATAGCTTTAACCTTGAATCCTCCCACAAAGACATCACCACTGGCAACCTGCCTCGGATCATCATTAGCTGGATTTTTAGATTGCTGAACAAGTGATTTAACACCGTCAGCTTTGCCTTGCTCATAAAAATGAGACGCTAGTTTATCAGCGTTCATCGCAGCATATAAAGCTTTATGATAACCTTTAGCATCCGAAATATTTCCTTCCTTGTCCATATATTTATTAACAAAGTTTTTAATATTTGATTGCGTTTCAGCTATTGTCATAGGATCTTTAACCTTATATCTAAATCTTTTATCACCTAATGTGTATTCAAAACCTTCGAACTCACTGTTTAATAAATTATTAGTTTCTTGCTTAAAGTGTTCTTGTGACTGCTTTATAGTTTCTTGCTGTTTATTATAACGATTAAAAAAGTCCATAGCTTTTTGTTGCTCTTGAGTTACGCCAGGTCTTTGCTTTATTTCTGCAAAGTATTTAGATTTTTGATTTTCTAAATCTTTTTTAGCAAACGCAACAGCTTCTTTATAAGCTAACTTTTTTCTTCGTATTTCTTTTTCCTCATCTATTTCTTCATCATACTTATAATCTTCTAATATAAGATTAATATCTTCTGAATCTAAATGAGGTTTAGTTTTTCTTAAATGTTCTTGTAGTAATTGTTTATCATCTAGTTTAGAATAATCTCTGTTTAATTCTACATAGTCTTCAACTGTACCACCTGTTTCATTCATAAATGTTACCAGTTTTTCTACATTTTCTGGTAATTCAGGCATTTTAATTATTGGTTCAGTTTGTTTTTTTGTTTCAACTGGTTTAACTTCTTCTGTTATTTCTTCAATTACTTGGACTGGAGAATCTTTTTTATCATCTGTATCGCTGACCCGTACTTCTTTGTCCACTTCTCTGCTAATTTCGGGTTTGTCGCCCACAGGTATCTCCTCTGTTTTTCGCTCTTGAACGGCATTATCTTCTTTTTTAGTTAAATCAATTTTAGGAGTTTCAACCTTTTCTTCAACAGGTTTTTTCATCTCCATTTTTACAGGTTCTTTACTAGTTTTACCTAAGTCTTTTACCTTACGTTTAGGTAAATTTTTACCTTTTAAAGTAAATTCACCTTCTTGTTTGACCTCTACGGCCGCTTGTTTTGCCATAATATAATATAATTAAATAATTAATACTAAATCGTAAAGTTCATATCGCTTTGTTGCTCAAAATTTATTGGTAAAGAATCATTTTTTCTTTGACTAATCATTTGACTTTGTTGTGTACCAGCTATTCTAGTTCTTTTATCTTTACGATCTTCTATTTGTTTTTCACGATCAGTTTCTTTTTGAACTTTTAATTGTTCTAATTGCACCTGATAGTTAAATTCTTCTGCCATTAGTTGACGTTTTATTTCTGCTTCAGTTTGCATACGCTGTATTTCAAACTGTGATTTAGCTTGTTCAAAGTTTACTTTTTCACTAGTTAAAGCTTGTTGTTTTTGAACTTCAGCTTCAGCAGCTGCTTGTGATGCTTGAGAATTTGCTTGAGCCTGTTGTTGATTCATTTCCATTTGCATTTGTCTTTCTCTTGCTAGTTTACGTTTACGTTTTTGTTTTAGCATTTGATTAGCTAATTTTAAATTACGTATTTGACGTATATCTATAGCATCTTCTAAATCAATCCCTCCACTGGATAATGCCACTTGTATATTTTGTTCAAGCTGTGCTCTTTCTTCTTCATCTGGCTCTAGATCTAAGAATATTCCAAAATCATGTAAGTTTAATTTATCTATTTGCTCTAATGTTATAGTATTAAATGCTGTTATACTATTTTTTAAAGCATTAGCAGTTAAAAGGAAAATCTAACATATCACTAACTTTTTTAGATATATTTTCACATATTCTTAATGTTAAATATAAACTAGCGTTATTTATATGTCGGGTAGCTATATTAGATGCTTGAGTCAGCTAATTTTTGTAATCCTACTAATGTATCTTTGTCGGATAAAGTTCCATCTCTTGCTTCGTTTAATCCGGTCACATCTCTTATCATTTGTAAATAATAATTATACGTGCTAATCAAACTTTGTATTTTTGCTTGACCAGATCCTGTTGCTAGTTCTTGAACCGGTACTTTACCTCTATTTAATTCACCTTCTTGTGTTAATGATCTACCTACTACTGAACCAGTTTGAAAATACATATTCAATGCTTCTGCAGGATTATAATTTGTTCCATTACCTAAATCAACTTCTGCTAGACCGTCCATATCTAAAAACACACCGTCTGGAACCATTCTAGCTATTACCTGTTGTAGTTTTAAATGAGTTATTTGAATCATATCAGCAAAACCTGTTATTCGATTTACTGTAGAATCAATACGACCTTTATACATACGCGGCGCGCATATAGCATAATTCATTTCTACTTTTGTAGTATCAGCATGAGGTCTAGTCATATTAGGGCACATTTCCCATCTTAATAACATGTTGGTTCCTAATACTTTTACACCTCTATATAATGTTTCAATAGTTCTACCAACTCTTTCAAAATTATCATTTACTGGTGGATTAAATGTATCTGGTTTTTCAATTGCTTTGATTAAACCATATTCTGTTTCTTTTATTTTAAATACTTGATCACTATAAGTTTTATATTCAAAATATAATAATGGAATAGTATTTTGATCCCATGGACCATAACCATATCCATACATGTAAGTTTTATCTCCTTGATATTCTTGTATTCTTTCTAATGTAGCGTCATCTAAATTTGGAAATTGTTTAGCTATTTCTGGTAAAGTAACAGCTTTAAGTTCACCTACATAATATATATCTTCAAAATTTGGATCTTCTGTGTAAGAATATATTAAATAAGCTGGATCTACGTAATCTATAGTAATACCATTTGAATTATTAAAATTAGTTTTAACAGCTCCTATACCACATGTAACTAAATCATAATTTACTCTACGTCTTGTTAAATCCCACTTGTTGTAATCTAATACTTGATTTATTACTTCTTCTTCAGCAATTTCTATAGATTGTTTATAGTTTAATTGCATATGTAATTCTAATTCTTCTATATTTTGTGGTAACTTATCTTCTGGTATAGTAGTATTAAATAAAGCTGTATCTAGTTTTTCTACTATTTTTTGCATTGATTCTCTAGCAAACATATCTTGAGCCAACATTTCTGCATAATTAGTTCTATTACTTAGAGCTGCAGGATCTTGAGCAAACGCATTTATATCATAATCTTTATTAGATATACCATTTGTTAATATATCTACAAATTTAGATACAATAGGAACTGGTTTCCAGTCTAAATTTAAATACGATAAATCACCATTAATAGATAATTCATCTTTATATTTTTGAGTAGGTTGTTCACCTCTTGCATATAATCTTAATCTATTATAGTTATTCCAACTAGTCAAATATCTATTTCCATTTGTTCTACCTTGACTAAACCACTCTTGTTCTATAGCTTGAGCAACTTGCTCGCCATATTCCCAGCTGGCTTTTTCAGCGTCACTAACCACTTGGCTAGGGAAAATACTATTACCATTAGTGTATATACTCTTCATTTAATCTATAATTTTAGATAACAACCCACTATTATCATATTTTTTTATTCCTAAATCATAACTTTGTCTAATTATTTTAGGAACAGGTCTATATTTATTTTTATTACAAGCCATAATTGCTAATCCTGAACTAATAGAAGCATCATGTGTAGTTCTATTATTTATATCAAATTTAGCCCAGTCTTCTAATGTTCTTTGAAAATATACATCTCCATACGTGTTATCATTACGTAAGCCTACATATGTTTCTATATAACTTTCAATAGCAGCAGCGTGTGCTTGTTTAATATCTTCACTTGAATTAGGTATACCACCTATTTCTCTTTCTGTAATTGATAATTTATTATATATTTTATCTGGTCTATTCATAGCATAACCTCTATAACCTCGCCTTTTAAAATGATATAATAATCTAGGTTTGTTATTTTCTGCTAATATTGGCATACCATAAAATATACAAGCCATAAGTACATCTTCAAAAAATATTTCAGCTGTTTGTGGTCTAGCTATATATTCTAAAAAGAAATGATTTGGTGGTACATCTTCCATGCTAAATTTAGTTAAACCATGTAAAGATCCTTTAGAACCACGTTTATCTACTGTACCTGATATATCATAACTATCACACCCAAAAGCTCCAAGATGTTCATTACCTGGATATTTTTTACCTAACTTATGTATTACATTGTTTTGTAATCTAATCGAAGGTGTCCATGATATAAAAAATCTACCATTATTTTGAGGAACAAATATAACTGAAGTATCTTTTATACCTCCTACCCATTGAAAATTACCTTGAGTAACAGGTACATCTCTTGTTTCAGCATTCCAATCAATTTGCTCATATATTTTTGTAAGATTAAATAGTGATGATTTAGCTTCATCTCTAAACGCGTGTTCCTCAGTTCTAGGAAACTGTCTATAAAATTCATTTAAAGCGTCTTGATCATCTTTTAATCCATCAACTTCGTTTTGCCAATAGTTTATAACTCCTAATGTTATAGGTATTCCTTGTGGTCCTTTAATAAGGTCAATTGGAGTGTCGAATACAGGTATTCCATAAGAATCAATGTATCCTTCGTAGTTCCATTCCATAGGAATGAACAAAGAATAGAGTCCCGAACGAGTCTGTCCATTCGCATTTCTTTTTGTGACATCTGAGTCATAGTATAATTTTTTAAAATTATCACCACCTTTATCTAATGCATTACAGGTTGAACCCATCATACATTTACCAATAATCCTACTTCCTAATCGTAACGTGGTTTTCGTAACCCTCCAGTTGTTGAGGATGTTGTTCGGTTTCTCCCACTTGCCGGACTCGTCATGAACGAGGAGTTTTGAGTTTCTCCCCATCGTAGGAGTTGTCACCGGTATTTTTCCAATCGATGGTCGTGTCGAGACCCTGTAGTTCGGGCGCGGTTTCGTTGGCGGTAAGTTTACGACGGGTGAACTTACTTGCGGGGACACGGTAGGCGAGTTCTGTCTTGGGCCTGTCCATACCGTCCTGTATCGGCTTGAAAAAGAAGGGGTAATTAACCGATATGGGTACCACCTTATCTGTGAACATGGTCTTAGCATCAGGTCCAGACTTGGATAATATACCATACCTAGAGTCACTTGATATGGTTGCCAAGTTAACCACCTCTCCTGAGGCCATGAAAGAAAACCCGGAACGCCTGTTCTTAAGGTAACACATCCCATAGGCGCGTGAATCTGCCTTACAAGCTTCCCAGAAAATGAAGAATAATCTATTTGACTCCCTAAAGTCTGGTTTCCCAACATCAATCTTGGACCACTGCAGGTACATATAATGAGTGCCAGTAAGATAAGTAGGTTTGCTTTTATTATAAAACCAAAAACCTTCTTCTCTACGAGCAAATTCTTTATCGATGTAATCATACCATGTTTCTTTAAAATC